ATACAACATATGCTTAGAGATGAAGTGCTTGGATCAAGAAGTGTTTAACGCAATCAATAATCAGATCAAAAAATTACAGGAAAAATATAATGTCTGATTTCATTGATGAAGTAACAGAAAGGGAGGATCAAATGAGTCAAGCAATTTACAATGCAAGTAGAAATGAAAATGCTACTCAAAAAATTTGCGAGGGTGTGTTTGAATACCTTAGATTATCTTGTCCAAAACACGAAAGAGAATATTGGAAAGAGGTATATCAAAAAGCAAATGCATCTCGTAAAGGATGGAAAAAATTGTTGGAGGTTCTATGATAGAAGACCCATCAATATATGAAACTATCTTAACATACATAACAATAGCAATAGTCTTTGGCTTTTGGATGTTGTTAAGATTATAACTATAAAGGAGGAACAATGCCAAATAAGACGCAAGAAGTCATTAATGCATTGACCAAAAAAGTTTTGCACCTGATGAAAACTGAGGGTTCAAAATGGACTAAGTCGTGGGCTAATAAAACTTTCGTTTCGGTAGATGGCTGGGAGTATTCAGGAATTAATACTCTTTGGTTATCATTTACTGGATATAAAAGATTAGTTTATGGAACTTATAAACAATGGGCAAAGCATCAATGCCAAGTTAAGAAAGGAGAAAAATCTACAAAGTTAGTATTCTTTAAACAGTATATTAAAGATGCTGAGTTTGAAGATAAAAGAAAAGTCATCAGACTAGCAAGAGCCTTTGATGTATTCAACATTGAACAAGTCGAGGGTAACATAGAAAAGTTTGTTGGCTTTGATACTAAAACAAATTTAGTAAATGATATTGATAAAGCAGAAACTTTTATCAGTAATACTAAAGTAAAAATTCAGGATGGTACTAAGGCTTGTTACATACCAAGCCAAGATTATATAACTATGCCTACTAAAGATAGTTTTATAAATACTCAACACAGTACCGCTACTGAAAACTATTACACTACATTACTTCATGAACTGACCCATTGGACAGGTCATAAAGACAGGTGTAATAGAGAGTTGTCCACGAGATTTGGTTCAACAGACTATGCTTTTGAAGAGTTAGTTGCTGAACTAGGTTCTTGTTTTATGGCAACACATCTAAACATTACATCACATCCAAGAGAAGATCACGCACATTATCTTAACTCTTGGATTAAATGTTTAGAAGAACACGAAGATGCAATATGGAAAGCATCTTCACTTGCAAGTAAAGCTATGGAATATTGCAAGTCATTACAACAATCACAAACAACAATCAAGGAGGTTGCATAATGGGTGATAGAGTAAGCATACAATTCGTACAAGAAGTACCGAATTGGGATGATGAAAAGAAAACACATACTGATAAATCAGTTGTACTATTTCATCATTGGGGAGGTGAGTGGTTTCCTAAACTCGCTGAAGAGTGGGTAAATAATCACAATAAATTATTGGCAAATGATAGAGGAGAAAACTTTAGTTGTCCTATATCAAGAATGGATGTCAATAATTTGATGATGCAATTCATTAGATTTTTATCAGAACATTCTGACTTTGATTCAGGATGGGCAGTAAAAATAGATCAAAAATCTTTTGATAATAATACAGTACCAAGAAACAAAAACTACTTCACTTCATCATTGTATCTAGGAAAAGATAGTAATGATGGTGATAACTCAGATAATGGTCATCACGAAATATATGTTCCTGAACCATTAGTCTATAAAACCAAAGGAGGAAAAGTCGCATGAGTAATACATTCTATAAAAATGTAGGTAGATGGATAAGATTAACTAGGGAATCTTGTCCAAAAAAAGTTACACAAACCAAGTTAGCAAATCATCTTGGTGTAACCTTTCAACAGATACAAAAGTATGAACAGGGAAGAAACTGTATTCCTATGTATAAGTTTGTAAAAGTCTGTGAGTTTTTTAACAAGTCAATCAATTCTGATATGATGAGAAACTTTGCAACAGAAAACTATACAGTAGCAATCAAAGGTTCACCAGCATACTTTGAATCATCAATAGCAAATAAGGAGGAAACAAATGAGCAACAATAACTTATCAATCAAACCACTTGATAAAAGAAATGGTATGATAAATCTAACTGATGATATGTTGTTTAGATTTGATGATATACAAAATGCTTGTATCAAACTTGGTTATGATAATCATAAAATGTTAGATGAACTTACAGGTTTTCCAAATGGTGAAGACAAATGTGTAGGTATTTTATCCAAAGGAGAAAACAAATGATCGATAAATGCACAGGTTGGGCTATTGTTGCTACAATGGAAAGACCCAATAAAACTTGGTACACAGAAACTATCACAGATATTGATGATAGCACAGCATCTATAGTTGATGATTTTTTAACAGAGTATTGTGAATTAAAGGAGGAAACAAATGATACCAAAAGCTAATTATCAAATAGCTTGTGATGAAGTTGTTGATGAGTTTAAAAACTTTCACGAAAAAAATCCTGAAGTTTATGAACTCTTTAAACGATTTGCTTTTGAAGCAATCAATAAAGGTCATGTCAGATTATCTTCTGAGATGTTAATTAATCGTATCAGATGGGAAACAAGTGTAGTTACTACTGATAAAGATTATAAAATAAACAATGACTATAAACCTTTTTATTCAAGAATGTTTATGGCAGAATATCCTCTGCATAAAAACTTCTTTAGTCTAAGAGGAAGTCATGCAGATAGTTTAGATTGGAAAACATATGTTGTACAAACTGCTGGTTCAACAGCTTAAGAATAGAAGAAGAGCATTACTATTATCAAGTCAAGAACTTGCACAAAAAATAGGTGTTGCTGACTCTCTCATAAATGCGTGGGAGAGTCAGAAGAAAATACCTAACGCAACTAACTTTATCAATTGGGCTAATGCTTTATCTTGTCAGGTATCAATACATCAAAGATCAATACCTGTAGATAATTTCAAACCAAGTCAAGAAACAATTGAATACTTAATCAAAGAATATGGAAGTGAGGTAGATATAAATTATGAAGAGAAACAATTCGTTGATTACTACAAAAGTAATGCAACTCTTAAAGCAGACTGGGATGCTTTCTTCAGAACATGGGTCAGAAGATCAGTCCAGTTTAATAACACTAGAAGACAAACTCAAACATTCAACAATCCATATGATTCCAAATCTGTTCAAGAAAGACGCAGACGAATCTATGATGTTGCAAATATGGGAGATAAGACAACAGTTAAGAAACTTGGAGAACACTAAAACTATAACTGTTAATAAAGAAATTCTTGCTAAGATAGAAACTATGAGCAAGAAATTAAAACCTTGTTCACGAAAAGATATAGCAGTTTGCATAGAAATAATTGCTAGTACCTTTTCAATAAACATACCTAATGAAGTAGGGTTAGAACAATACTTTAAAATACTTCAGAAATACCCAGCACAACTATTGGCTGAGTGTACTGATGATATTATTAAAACATTTCAATACCCAAGACTTCCATTACCGAAAGAGTTTATAGATAGAATGGACACTAACTTTGAATATCACAAGGGTTGGTTGCAAAGGATATGTGAAGATATTTATAAACTTGAAATTAAAAAACAAAATGCTAATATAAATAAAACAAAGGAGTAATAAACTATGAATATAGCAGAAGTTAAAAAGACTCCAACTGAAATGCTAGATCGAAACACAGGTCTTGGTGGCAGTGATGCTAACAGAATTATGCGTGGAGATTGGCATACACTTTGGTTAGAGAAAACCAATAGGCAAGAGCCTGAAGATTTATCTTGGAATCTTGCAGTACAAATTGGTTTATATACCGAAGAAGTGAACAGATTATTTTTTGAGAAAGAAAGTAATATTGTTTGCAAAGAACCTTTATACTTACCTGAACAACATAAAGTAATTAACCGAAAAGATTTTCAGTATGCAAGTTATGATGCAATTGCTTATGAAGAAAAAGCAGTTGTTGAATTTAAACATACTAATTCTAATAACACATTAGATAATTGTATCAGTACATATATGCCTCAGATACAACATTACTTAATGGTTAGTGAATATAGTCACGCATACTTATCAGTTATCTTTGGCAACAATCGTTATGAGTATTGTAAGATTGATGCAGACAAAGACTATCAAAAGAAATTGTTTGAGATTGAACAATCATTTTGGAGTTATGTTAAAGAAGATAAAGAACCTGAAAAATTAGACACTTCAGAATTACCTAAACTTGCTGGTGCAATTAAGATCAATGATATGAAGACAATTGATTTTGATGCTCAGCGAGATAATCAGTTTCTATCATACGCAAGTAAATGGATAGAAACAAAACCTGTAGCAGAAGAACACAAATCACTTGGAACTATACTTAAAGGATATGTTCCTGATGATTGTCGTAAAGCAACAGGCGGTAATGTAGTAATCAGTAGAACTAAGGCTGGTTACTTAACCATCAAACAAAACACCAAAGGAGGAAAGTAAGATGGCTAAACCACTAGACGAAAGAGTAAAACAAATACTCAAGAAACTTGACTTCAATCCTAATGAATGTCTTTGGGATTGTCATGGAACTTGGGTTATGTATCATAGATATATTGAGATTGCAGGTGCAAAGAACTCAGTTAATTATGATCTACACGAAATAGAAACTAATTCTAAAGATGGAATAGTTTGTATTAAATGTGTTGCTAAAAGAAATGGCGACACAGTTATCACTTATGGAGAAGCAAGTCCTAAGAATACTAGGAATGCATATCCTTATGCTATGGCTGAGAAACGAGCAGTCGATAGAGCAATCTTAAAACTATTAGGATTACATGGCTTTGTCTATTCAGAAGATGAAATGGATTTAAGTCAAACTAATTCTAATACTAATAATAATAAGATTGGTGCAAGTGATAGCGAAGTATTAGAAAAATTCCAACAGGAAATAGATACCGCAAAGAACCTGAAAGTCCTTAAAGGATTTGGAAAGATGTATGAAAAGGCTATGACTAAAGCAAAGGTAGATAGCCCAGCAATATATCAACATACCAAAACTAAATATACCGATAAACTAAACGAGTTAAATGGAAAGGAGTCCAATGTATAACTCAATCACAATCGTAGGAAATCTAGGTCGTGATCCTGAAATAAAAAAAACTACTAAGGGTGGCAACTATGCCATCCTTAGTGTGGCAACACACAGGAAAATGGCTAAAGAGAAACAAACTGAATGGCATAAGGTAGTCGTTTGGGATGAAAAACTAGCAGAAGTATTGCAGAAATATACTAAGAGCGGAAGCAAAGTATTGTTGCAAGGCAGACTAACATACAGAGAATGGACAAACCAAGAGGGTAATAAAGTTAGGAATGCTGAAATCCACTTAGATAGATTTGAAAGCAAGATGGAATTGCTGGATAGCAAAGGCGAATCAAAAGCCTCTCATTTTGATGAGGAGGGTTTTGATGAGATGGTTAAAACAACCCCTAATAATGAAGAGGACATACCATTCTAATGACCAAGAACCAACTCAAAGTATATAACTTTTATAAGAAGTACATTCTTGAAAATGAAATATGTCCGAGTTTTGATGAAGTAGCATTAGCAATAGGAATCAAAAGTAAATCTCATGTTTATACTATTGTTGATGCTCTCATTAAAAAAGATTACCTAAAAAAAATAGGTAAGTATGGTGATGCAAGACGCATCATTATTAATCGTGACTATCAGAAAGGAGGTATAAAAATTGGAAAGACAGGAAGTTAAACAAGAAGCGTTTATAATGGCTGACCATTTATGTAGAGATGAAACTTCTATTAGAGATAAGTTAGCATATTATATTCAAAAATCTTGGGATGCTTTTCCTATCCTTAAGTTAAAAGATACTAATTCAATTCTTAAGGATAAGCAAGAGATGGATAATCCTTGTGAGTAGTAAAAGCAAACAAAAAGGTTATAGAACTGAATATAACTTAGTCAAAAAGTTTCAAGCAAATGGGCTTGATGCTAAGAGGCAAGTATTGTCTGGTGCTTTGCCTGAACATCCACATGATATTAAATTAAAAAATCCTGATATGATTATAGAAGTTAAAGCAAGAAAGAATGGTGCTGGTTTTAAAACTCTTAAGAGATGGATGGGTAGTGCTGATGCTTTAATTTTACATGAAGACAATGATGAATCTATGGTGGCAGTAGGCTTAACTACTTTTATAGATTTGCTTTTGCATCATTCTGAATATAAAAAACCTTATGAACAAATCATAAAGGAAAAACAAAAAGAATATGAGCAGAGCAAAAGGGATTGGATTACTAACAAAAGAAAAGAAATTCGTAAGGCGGAAAGGCAGACACTCAAAGAGGCCAAACAAAAGTTTTACCAAAAAAAAATATAGAGGACAAGGTCGTTAGGTTTTAGTTACCTTAACACCTCTGCATTCAAACTTAACTGCAAGTAATTCTTCATTAACTTTTTCTTCTCCTGTATTAA